GGCTGAACAGTTCCTGGTCCGTGTCGAAGCTGGCGCCCTGCCCACGGCCGTTCGACTGCAGGTACGCGGCCGGCAGGACCAGGCGCGCCTTCCCCAGTCGCAGGTCCCGCATCCAGCTGGACCAGGCTTCGTCCAGCGCGTCGAAGAGGCCCTTCGTGCCGCCGGTGTAGTCCGATCGGCCGGCCTCCGCCAGCACGCCTTTCTTCCGCCAGTCCTTCGCCGGCATGTTCCGCCACCACTCCGCGGTCAGCACGTTGATCCCGGTGGGGATCGCGCTGTCCGCGTTCACCAGCGACGCGTACTGCACCGTTTCGGGCCGGTCGGCCAGCGGCACGATGCGGCCCAGGTTCGTGTCGGTGCCCAGGTAGAGGGTGTGGAAGATCGCGCCGACTTCGATGCGCTCCACGTGCCGGTAGACCTGGCCGCTGTTCCCGTCGCGGAACTCCGACCAGCAGTTCAGCGCGGTGAGGCGGCCCAGCCGGAACTCCGGGATCGTGACGTCAGCTGCGACCGGTTCCCACCACACGTGGTCGGCCGTCTCTTCGTCCCAGCGCAGCACCATCGCGGAGGCGCCGAACGCGGACGCGTACTCCCCGCCCTCCTGCATCGCGGCGTGGGACTCATCCGACGCCATGATCTGCTCCAGGCGGTCGGCCTGCAGCTTGCCCACCCGGTCGTCCTTCCCGTACGCGATGCGGGGCGCGCGGGAGAACAGCAGGTCCGACGACAGCGACGCGATGTCGGCCGGCGCGGGGATGTGCAGCCGGGTGCGGTCCTCCCCGGCCGGCACGGCGCGGCCCCAGAACGTCCGGTGCGCCAGGCCGCTGAAGGTGCCGACCAGGCCGCCTTCGTGGGGGACGCCGCGGACCGCGTGGGTGGCGCGCGTCGCGCCGTGGCCCTTCGCGTAGATGTCGGCCAGCGCGGCGGTGTTCCCGGTGTACCAGGCGTCGTTCTCCCGCCATGCGCCCTGGGCTGCTCCCCAGGGTGCGATCGGCCACGGCTGGCCCGGGTTCAGTTCCACCATGCGTGGGCCTCCGTTCAGGGGTCGGGGTCGTGCGGGTCAGGCCGCCAGGCCGTACGCGGCTTGCATGATCGGCAGCCACAGGTTGCGGGTGGAGCGCACCGCGTAGCGCAGGGCGTCCAGGCTGTCGTCCCGTTCCTTCACGGGTACGTCGTTGCCCTTCGCGCTGGCCTTCGCGTCCCAGACGTAGCCCGGGGCCTCTTCGATCACGCCGGCGCAGCCGTGGCCGCCTTCGCCGGTGGGCTTCACGACGACCAAACGGCCCTGGTGCAGCAGGTTCGCCACGTCGCTGATCCCGGGCAGCACGTCGTTGTCCGCGCCGAACATCACGGACCCGGTGTGCACCTGCCACTCTTCGCCCAGGTCCGCTGCTGCGGGGTCGCGGAACACGAACTCCGGGAACAGGTCGTCCTGCGATCCGGCGACCGCGGCCGGCGTGTGCGGGCCGTTCAGCCACCGCCACATGTGCGCGACCTGCGCGGACGCGGCCAGGCGGGCGGCGCCGTCCTTCGTGGAGTCGTGCCGCCATTCGTCCAGCGCGATCAGGCGCGGCGTCGGGCGGCCCTGCGCGTCGTACTCATCGGTGACGCCCAGCAGGACCGCGGACGTGGCGTGCGATACGCCGAAGTCCACGGCCACGGCCAGGATGCGCTGCAGCTTCGGCAGCTGGTCCCACGGGATCGTGTGCCGGCCTTCGTCCCAGTCCGCGAAGATCGCGCCTTCAGCTGCGACCCACAGGCCCAGGATCATCCGCTTGTGCCACAGCCCGACGTACTGCCGGCCGATGAAGTCGCGGTACTCCGGCGTCAGGCCGGGGTTGTCCTCCATCGTGAAGTGGAAGACGGTCCATTCCGGCTGCTTGCCGGCTTCCCACTCCAGGATCCACTTGTGCAGCCAGTGGCCCGGGTTGTCGGGGTTCGTGGTGCAGAACAGGGTGGCGCCCGGAGGCGACATGCGGCCCAGCAGTTCGGTGAACATGGACTCTGCCCACACCGATAGCTCATCGCCGTAGGCCAGGCCCACGGTCATGCCGCGGATCTTCGCGTACGCGCCGGCGTCGTTCGCGCCCAGCACGGCGACCTTCAGGCCCAGGATCCGGGCAGACGCGGCGCCCTGCCGGTAGCTCACCGCGGGGCGCAGCCAGGCCAGCCACGGGTCCCGTTCGATCGGTTCGAAGATGTTGCGGAACACGGAGTCCCGCGACTTCCCGATGATGACGATGGAGCCGCCGCCCTTCCACATCGCCACGGCGGTGAGGAAGCGCAGCCAGCTGACCAGCGTTTTCCCGGATCGGATCGACCCGTGCCACAGGTTCACCTTCGCGGTGGACCGGGCGATGGATCGGCGCTGCCGGCGCCCCAGCTGGATCGACCCGGGCGGGAGCACCTGGCGGGCGCCTGGCTTCGGGTGCGTGCCGGCGCCCGCGCGGCGGGCTGTCGTGCGGCGGGTAGCGGCGTCCGTCATGCGTTCCAGTCCTCCGTCCAGGTGGGCTGGTCCATGCCGCGGTCAGCGACGTGCGGTCCGACGTGGCCGGCGCGCAGGTCACAGCGCGGGAAGTCGTTGTGGCTGATCCAGCCGCGTGCGGGGCAGCGGCGCTGGAAGAGACGCGCCCAGGGCAGGTCGTCGTTCGTCATCGTGTGCAGGCCCACCCTTCGCTGTAGTGCTCCGTGTAGCTGCCGCCGTGGGCCAGGCACAGGCGGGCGCGCTGCAGGGACGCGTCGTCGGGACCGCAGCCGGTCAGGGTGACCAGCAGCACGGCGAGCACGACGCCGGCCAGGACGGGCCGGAACGCAACGATCCTGCGTGCCGGCCGATAGGCGGTCGCAACGGATCCCGCGGCGACCGGGCGTCGGCGGTCGGTCCGTTGCGTCTGGGCACGGCGAGCACGCGCGATCACGCTGCGCTGTCCACAGCGTCGTCCCCATGTGCATGGTCATCATCAGGATGATCTGCAGCGTCGGCTTCGTCGTCGGCGTCGGCTTCGTCCTGCGCGGTCGCCAGGAACGCCTGCAGCGCCACGGTGACTTCCACGTGCTCCGTCTGCGTCTGCTCCGTGTAGAGGCCGGTGAGCTTTGCGCGCTGGTCGGACAGGCGGATCAAGGCGTGCACCGCGTCCAGGTCGCCCTTCCGGATCTTCCGCATGATGAGCAGCTGCGCCTGGTCGTAGCGGGCCAGTTCGGTGGTGCGCAGTTCGTCGGCCGCGGCCTTCGGGATGTCCTGCAGGGCCGACGTGTACGCGCGGTGCGCGGTGCCGGGATTCGCGTAGCCGACGCGCTGCGCGATCGTGCGGAAGTCCAGGCCCTTCAGGCGTAGCTCCAGCACCTTCCGCTTGCGTTCCGCGGCGGTCAGCTTCCGCTTCGCCTCTGCGGATCCGTGGTCCCCTGTTGCCTTCGTCATGGCGTTGTCCTCCGGGTGCAGCATCCGCTGCGGTCGCACCGGGAGGCATCCGCCTAGCCCGGGGGCCTGTTCAGGTCGTGGCAGACGCAGCTGCAGGTGCCGGCCACGCCGTCGCACTGGTGGTTCAGGAGGCGGCACCAGGTGGCGACGCCGGCGTGCACCAGGTCCAGGTTCAGGTGCGACGCGGGGCGGGTCATCGGCGCTGCTTCGCCTTCGCCTCTTCGCGTGCTTCGCGCTGTGCGTACAGCTGCTCCCGGCGGGCGTCGGTGGCGTCCTCCCGGATCTTCGCGCGGCGTGCGGCTTCGCGGGCGCCGGCGCTGCCGGGTAGCACGGCGTCGGGCCAGCGCACGTCGGGGTCGTCGCGGTACGCCACGGTCAGTCGTCGCAGGGGCAGGGCTTCTGCAGGAAGCACTCCGGGCAGACGGGGCGTGGGCGGTCGTCGGCGGTCGGGGCGTCGCAGTTCGCGTGCGCCCAGCCCGCGCCGGCCAGGTAGTGGATCGGTTCGCCTGGGCTGACGTGCTCCCCGCAGCTGGCGCAGGTGCCGTGGCGCGCGGCCAGCGCGGTCATGCGACGGTGATCCCGCGGAGCGCGGGGCCGGGTTGACGGACGCCCAGGCTCAGGCCGTACCGCGCCTCCAGCGCGGGGTCCCGGTTCAGCGGGTCGGCGTAGCCCATGGGCGTGGAGTACAGCGACGGCCCGAACAGGCCGGTCTGCTGCAGCTTCACGGCCATGTCCAGGTACTGCACGCACCAGTCGCGCTGCAGGCCCTGGTGCCCGCCGTGGTTCGCCCACAGCCGGCCGGCTTCGGGGTGTCCGCCCCAGGTCCGCATGAACCGGCGGCGCTGCCGGTATCGCTTGCCGCTCACAGGTCTGCCTCCCAGGTGTGGCCGCACGCGCAGCGGTGCCAGTCGTGGGGGGCGTCGCGGGCCATGTCGCAGTGGTGCGTCTCCATGTGCTCCGGTACGCCCCGCAGCGGTGCGGTCGCCTGGCACTGGTCGTCGGGGTCCACCATCAGGCGTCCGCGCTTCTGCGGTACGGGTCGGAGCGCGCGCGGCGTGCTTCGATCGCGGCTGCGACGTCGGCCGGCGTCGCGTCGGTCACGTGCATGTCCGTGATCGCCACGACGTTGCAGCGGCACTGGCGTGCGCGGCGCTGCTCCATCATCACGTCGTACGACGTCGGGCCGGCGGCCGGCACGATCCCGGTGGACTCCAGGGCTGCGTTCACGGCGCGGGACGCGATGTCCACGAACGCCTGCGCCCGTTCCTGTTCCTCCGGGCTGCCCATCAGCTGCTCTGCGAGCGCCTGCGACACGACGGGGCCGACGTACTCCACGGTGATGGGCGGCGGGGTGTGCTTCGCGCGCTGGTGCTCCGCGGCAGCTGCGACCAGTTCCAGCAGGTCGCTGGCGTGCACGTCGGGCACCACGGGGTCGTACGGGCACGCGTCGCACCACATGCCGGCGGACTCTGAGGCCCGGTCGCTGTAGAACGTGAAGCCGTCCAGCGGGCCGGTCATGGGCGCGGGTGCTTCCGGACGTAGGCCGCGGCCATGCGGGTAGCTGCGCGACGCTGGCCCCGCAGGTCCAGGCCGCGACGTCGCGCGCCTTCGGCCGCCAGGGACACCGCAGCGTCCAGGCCCTCCTGCCACGCCTTCTGCGCCATGTCGCGCGCGCCCGTCGCAGCTGCAGCGTGCAGCGCGGTCGGTGGGCGCACGTCGCTGAAGCCCAGGCCCATGGTGTCGTTCACGGCTGCCTCCGTTTCACGTCCGCCTGGAGGCTACCGGCTGCGGCTTCACACGGTCCGCGTGCACGTCCATGCGCTCCGTGGCGCCGTGCTGGTAGCAGGTGTGCCACTGGCCGTGGTGGATGCCGGCCAGCTTCCCGCAGCGGTGGTGCACGGTCACGCGCTGGCCGGCGCGCTCTTCGACGTGCCACCACGTCGCGCCGCACAGCTGGTCGTCGGTCACGATCGGACGCCGGAGTGCATGGGGCAGGCGTCGGCCTGGCCGCTGCGGGTCCAGCCGACGTCGGCGGCTTCGCGGCGCGCGGCGGCCGGCGTCGCGGCGTGGGTGACCAGCTGCGCGCCGCAGGTGATCCCGCCACCGCCCACGATGCGGTCGCAGCGGACGGTGAAGGTCGCGGCGACGCTCACCGGATCGCCCCGCACCGGTTGCACAGGTGCCAGGGGCCGTCGTCCATCGTCCAGTCGTCGTCGCGGCGTGATGCGCGGCGGGTGGACCAGGCGTGGATGCCGAAGGCGCAGAGGATCAGGCCGAAGCGGGCGCGACGCCACATGCGGACCCCCTTCGGATGCGGACCGAACGCGCAGGGGTCCCTACGCCCGACGCGTCCGGTCCCGACCGGGCGCGCGCACCGGTCGCTCCCCCGGGCAGGCAGGCCCCGGGAAGCACGAAGCCCACCCGTCTGCGGACAGACTGGTGGGCATGTGCCACGGATCCTAAGTCACACCCGTGTGGTTTCCAGGCCCTCCGCGGCGATGCGTGCCCAGTCGTCATCGGTCAGCGCGTACGGATCGACGCCGTATCGCTCCCGGACGTGGGACGCGTCCAGCATCGCGCGGACCCCTTCCCGGCCGTCCCAGACGGCGCGGCACTCCGGGTTCCGGCACTCCGCGCGGACCTTCTGCACGTCGTCGCCGTCGCGCTGGTACAGCACGGCCACCGCGTCGATCCGGTCGCCGTGCGCCGGCTCTTCACCCCAGCGCGCACCGCACCGCGGACACAGCGACTCCAGCGGCACGGTCACGGGCGGGTCGAACAGTGCTTCGATCCGGTCGGCCCAGCTGCGCACCCGGGTGTGCAGCTGCGTCCAGGTGTGATCCGCGACGCGACCGCGGGTCCATCCGCGCTTCTGGCGCCAGACGTACTGCGCCAGGTCGTCGGGGTCGCAGCCCCACGCCTCCATCCGCCGGCGTATCTCGTCTCGCAGCTGGATCGCGGCCCAGTTGCCGGGGAGGCGGGTGGAGTCCAGGCCGGCGGCGACCGTGCCGGCGTGGCTGCCCATCGCGCCGGCGGCGGCCACTTCCAGCTGCTGCAGGAGGGGTGCGTGCTCCACGACGACGACGCGGGGGCCGTCCGGTCGCTGCTGCACGGTGGGCACGGGCTGCCAGCTGGTCAGCTTCCGCAGCGCGGCGGCCAGCGGGTCTTCGGTGTACGACGTCATCCCGGGATCCATCGTCCCCTGGAGTGGGGACAGCGCACTACGTGACACGCGGTCACCCCGGTGGGACTGTATATACATGCAGCACACCACGCACATCTGGTCCGAAGTCCACCTGGCCGGCGGCGCCGTCCTCCACGTCCGCATCCCGGTGCGCGTCGTCGTCGTGTCCGCCGCCGACGTCCTCCTGGGCGGTGCGGCGTGACCGCTCCGGAGCCGCAGGCCCACCACCGTGAGGCCGCCGCCGTGAAGGCGCGGCAGCAGCTGCGCCGCCAGGGCTACCAGGTGGGCGACGTCGCCTACGACGCGCGACAGGGCCGCTTCGTGTTCGACGTCGCCGGCGTGGCCGACGCGGACCGCTGCACCGTGTCGCTGGAGGAGGACCGCGGCGGCGTCCGCGGGGGCGAAATCTTCTGGACGCCCTGCGCGCTGGAGGCCGGCCACGCGGGCGACCACCGGGCGCGCGGCGGGAAGCGGTGGCCGCAGGACTGACCGCAGCACGAAGGCCCGGGACACCATTGGGGGGTGGCCCGGGCCTTCGTCGTGTCAGGCGGCTGCGCTGGTGATGACCGGAGGCGGCGCGGCGGCGTCGTACGTGCCGGCGTCGATCAGCCGGGGCTGCAGCGCGGCGGCGCGCACCTGCGCTTCCACGCGGGCGGCGCGCACCTGGATCTGCAGGCGTGCTGCCTGCCTGTCGGCGGCGGCCACGATCCTGTCCAGGTCGTCGGCTGACGGGAGCGGGGGAGCATCCAGCAGCGTCATGGCCGACGACCTTCCTCCGGTCACCTTCGGCTCCGGTGTGGACGGGCCAGGACTACACCGGCAGCTGCTCCGACCGCTACGCCCAGCAGCGGACTGAGTACCAGCGCCGTCGCGGCTGCGGTGTCCCAGTAGCCGCCTTCCAGCAGCACGCCGCATCCGGCGCAGACCCGCAGGCGGAACGTGCGCTCATCCGGTCCCCCGAAGCGTCCGGCGCGCATGTTCCAGACGTAGGTGGGGCGGTGCAGGCCCATGTGGCAGGGCAGCGGGCGGGTGCGGTGCAGCACGGTCACAGCAGCAGCCCATCAGCGGCCGCTGCGACCGCGCCGGATCCGGGGAACAGGTCCACCAGCGTGTCCTGGTCCGGCTGGTAGCCCAGCGCCGCCAGTACCCACCTGGTCCACGCAGCCGGCTTCGCGCCGGCGAAGCCCCGCGCCGGCGGGTTCGCGGTCAGGACGTCCGCGACGCGCTCACCGTCACGATCGCGGCGGCCCTCCGGCACGTAGAGGATGACCGGTTCCCACCGGGACAGGATCCGGCCGCCGCCGGGTATCCCGTTCGGCTTGTGCCACACCATGACCCGCGCAGAGACGGGCAGAGGGTGGTAGGCCCCCAGCCCGTCCTGCGTGGTGGCAATAGCCCATCCGTCGAAGTCCTCCACCAGCTGCAGCAGCAGCTGACGGTGGGTGGTCAGGTCGTCCCAGGCGCCGGCCTCCGGGTGGAAGTCAGCGGCCGCTGCGTCGGACGCGCTGCGGGGTCCGTCGCCGTACCACCGCCGCGCGCGGGAGCGCATCGTGAGTCGCACCGGTCCCTCCGGGTCGTCGCGTCGTTCCGCGAACATCGGCGGGTACGGCGGATCCGCGATGCACAGCCGCATCAGGCGCCCAGTTCCAGCAGGTTCGCGGACACCCCGGTGGCGTACGCGCGCTCCAGCGCCGGCGTCACCTGGTCGGCCACGGTCGTGCCGTCCGGCAGCAGGATCTGCGCCAGGAACGCCTGCTCCACCGTCTCCACGCCCGCTTCGACGCTCTCCAGCTTCGCCTTCAGGGTCAGCACCAGCGCCCGCCACCGCTCCCGTTCGACCTGTTCGACGCGCTTCGGCCGGTCCTTCGGCGGGCGCGTCTTCCCTGACGGGTAGAACAGCACAGCGTCGTCGTCCATGCCCGGGGCCAGGACGGTGAACTGCACCGCACGCTCCGCGGTCCGGAACTGGATGCGCCCGCCGGCGCGGGTCGTCGTCACGCCGACGTCCAGGATCGCGTGCCGGCGCAGCAGCGACTGCGCCTCCTGGATGCTGCGTTCCACGGACACTTCCGTGCCCTCCGCGTACACCATCAGTGCGTCTCCCACAGCAGGTCGGCGTCCGCCAGGGCCTTCAGCGCGCGCTCCCCGTACGCCGACACCACGTCGGGGTCGCCCTCCACCAGCCACGACAGCGGGTGCTCCAGCACCACTTCGTTGCCGTCGTCGTCCACCTGCAGGTGGAAGCGAACGTACCCAGCGGTGGTCGGCCGCTCTTCCTCTTCGCCGGCGACGTCGGGGCCGCCGTCCCCGGAGTAGTCCGGGTCGCCGGTGAGCGGCGACAGCGCGGAGACGGTGCCGGCCATGGACCGCGACGGATCCTCCTGGTGCGCCATGACCAGCGACATAGCCATGCCGTGCTGATTCCCGGACGTGCCCTCCCGGTGCGCGTAGTCCATGACGGGCGCCGGGTCCGGCAGGGACGACAGGCGGGCGCCGTCCGGCAGCTTCGCCGCGGCGGCCTTCCAGTCGTCGTCCGCGTCGTACAGCGCGGCCAGTTCGCAGATCGTCAGTTCGTAGCCCCAGCCGTCCACGTCGAAGTGGTGACCGCCGGAGGCGTGGAAGTAGCCGATGCGCTCCCGCAGCCACTCCGGCAGCTGCGCTTCACGCTCCGCCCAGTCCGCCGCGTTGTCCCGCAGCTGCTGCTCCCGCTTCCGGTCCAGGGCGTGGACGTACGCGGCGTGCGCGGCGGCCAGTTCCTGGTCGGACTTCCGGAAGCGCCAGCCGTTGGAGGACTCCGGGTCCGGCTCCGCTTCGCCGTCCACGGCGACGCCGACGACTTCGGAGAACCGGACGGTTTCCACCAGGATCACCGCGCCGGCCTCCAGGTCGCTCAGGGTGGCGTGGCCGCCCCAGGACCAACCCGGTTCGCCGTCCAGCGTCTCCGTGTGGATCGTGCTCTGCGAGCGTTCGCGGATCCGCACCCGCTCCTGGTGTCGGCCTTCGTACGTCGGGGTGTGCGTGTCCTTCACAGTCCCAGTCCTTCCCTGATCCTGTCCTCCAGCGCCTGCATGGCCTGGAGCCCTTCGCCCTTCAGCAGCCCAGCTGCGTGAAGGGTGGTGAGCGCCTGGTGCTCACCGGTCATCGCCAGCAGGTGCTGCTGGCCGGTCTGTGCGAGCGCGGCCCAGCCGGAGCCGATCGCGGCCCACGCCTGCGCCTGCGACGGGGTGGACTCCGCGGCTGCCTGCTCCGCGCGCTCCATCGCAGCTGCGGCGCGCTCCATGGGTGTCACGACACCGCCTGCTCATCCGCGACGCCCTGCGCCATGGCGGCCGGCTGCAGGTCGTCGTCCTCCGCCGCGGCCGGCGCGGGCTGCTGGCCCCACCGGTCCATGACGTCCTGCACCACGATCATGTGGCCGGCGCGCGCGTAGTCCTCCCGGCCGTACCGTTCCAGCCGGCCGTGGTGCGCTCCACCCCATACCAGCGTCTCCCACAGCAGCGGGGTGTCCGCGAAGCCCAGGGACGCGTCGATCCCCAGGAACACCGTGGAGACGGCACACCAGGCGCCGGCCTGGTCCTGCAGCACGGTGTACGCCACCAGCGGCAGGTCCACCTGGTCGGGGGCGCCGTCCTGGTCCGGTTCCGGCTGGCCGTCGCGCCGGTAGCGGAACAGCACCGGGGTGGGCTGCTCCACGTGCGGGTACGGCATCTGCGCCGGGGTCTGCTCATCCGTCAATGTCCAGCCTCACCTTCGTGTCCCGCTCCGCCTCCGTGGCGTCGCGCATGTTCAGCAGGCGTGCGTGCGCCCCGTCGAAGGTCAGGCCGAACTTCCCCACCCGGCCGTGGCGATTCTTGCCCACGATCACGTCCAGGATCCCGCTGTCCCCGCCCTCCGCGGTCAGCCGGCGCTGCAGCAGCAGCACCACGTCCGCGTCCTGTTCGATCGACCCGGACTCCCGCAGGTCCGCCAGGTTCGGATCCCGCTGCTTCCCGCCTTCGACGGATCCGCGGTTCAGCTGCGCCAGCGCGATGACCGGCACATCCAGCTTCTGCGCCAGCAGCTTCAGCGACCGGCTGATGTCCCCGACGTGCTCCCACCGGCCGCGGCGGTCCGCCGGCGTGCGGATCAGCCCCAGGTAGTCCACGACGACGGCGCGCAGGTTCCCGGTGCGGCGGGCCACGGTGCGGGCCTTCGCCACGATCTGCGCCACGGACTGGTCCGGGCGGGCGTCCACGTGCAGCGGCAGGCGCTGCGTCCACGCGCGGATCTTCGCCACGCGCTCCCACTCCTGCGCCGTCAGCGCGCCGCGCTCCCAGCTGGTCAGGTCCACGCCGGCGCGCTGCGCGATCAGCCGCGACATCAGGTCGCCGCGCGACATCTCCAGGCTGGAGAACAGCACCGTGCCGGACGCGGCCAGGCCCACCGCGGCCTGCAGACCCAGGATCGACTTGCCCGACGCCGGCCGTGCGCCGACGACGTACATGCGGCCGGGGTGCCAGCCGGTCAGGTACGCGTCCAGGTCCAGCCACGGCGTCCGCAGGTACGCGCTGCGGCCCTGCTCCGCCCGGTCCAGCGCCGCGGCCCACTCTTCGCCCAGCAGCCCGTCCGCGCCGGCGCGCTCCGGCGACGCGCCCTCTAGCGCCACCATCGCCTGCTCCATCAGCACGTCCGGGT